CAGGTGGGACATGGTTGCGGTGGGAGAATTAAAGTTGGAAGTTATTGGATAGATCAGTGCCTAAGGCCGGGATTTAGTTGAGGACTTTCTTGTAGAGGAAACCGGTGGTGTGGTTAGTGCTGCGGGTGAAGAAACTGCGGCTGAAGCCGCCTTGGGCGTACCAGACCAGGAATGACCACAGAATTTCACATTCTGAGACAGACAAGTTGTAGTGGAACGCGTTCAACCTGACCATGTGCTGAGCTTCGTCATTATTCCTGATGAGATGCAACCAGTCAGCTACCGCGGTGGCATATTCGTCAGCTTGCTGCTTGGTGGTATATATTCTACAAGCAGCCTTGTTAGCCAGACGCGGTAGGTCGATGGTCAGAACGTCACCGATGAGGTACCCGACAAAAGTACCTGTAACTCCTTCTTCGATTTTGAGCTCTTTGAAGTTCCTCATCTTCGTGATTTGCTGAGATCTTATGAATCCGTCGTCACCTTTAAACCCAGCCACAAAAGGAGCCGTTACGCGGTAAGCGCTCCCAACTCTAGCCATGTTGTCAATCGTGTTGTTTAGGTACGTCATGGCGGTACCGCTCTGGAATGCGTCGAGAGTCCAAAGGGTGTAATCCAAGCCCCTTGCCGACCAAGCTCGGATCGTGCTGAAGAGGATATCGATGACGTGCTCGGGGGTTCCAACAATGCGGAAAAGTCGTTTCACAAGCTCGTGCACAGCAGCTGTTTTGGTGGTGTCTTGTTCACTGATGTCTGTGCAAACCGTCTGGTACCGTCCGGGGGGTAGTGAGCGGATATCGGCATCAAATCGTTTCTTGAAGTCCTCGGTGCTCGTGCCGTTAGGTAAGTGAACACCGGGACGTCGACATCGAATGAGTTCAAGCTCCAAGCATCTCACATAGGCCATACAAATGTGGTTGATCGTCTTCGGCGAGGCCGAGATGGGTTGGCCACCCTTGAATTTGTAACCGCCGGTCGCTGTGAAGCTACCTTGGAGCCAGGTTTCGACCTTCAAACCAGCTTTGTCCTGCTGTTTGTTGAAGCAGGAAATAGTACTCGTCGCAAATGATGTTGACCCGTACAGACCTTCTTCCTGTCTAGTTGGATTCTTC